AATAATCTTGGACGTAATCTTAAGGAAGGTTATAATAGCAACAGAAAAACTCGTTTGCTCGAATCAACCGTACGTCAACAACAACAAGCGTTATCTGGTATGAAGAAAGAACTTAGCGAGGTTAATCTCTTTAATGCTAAATTGCTTTATGCCAACAAACTTATGCAAAATCGTGATCTTAATTCTGCACAACAAAGACACATTGTTGAAAGTTTGGATCAAGCTAAGACACTTCGTGAAGCCAAGTTGCTTTTTGAAGGTTTAAGCAAGAGCTTAAGTCGTGGTCCATCTCGATCTGGCACATTGACTGAAAGCGCTGCAAGAAGAATGACCGGTGGTTCATCTAGATCTACTTTGAGTTCACAAAGCGTGAATACTACAAATAAAGTAGAAATGGATCGTTGGGCATTATTAGCAGGTATCAAGAAATAAAAAGATCGAAAAGTTTTAAAAGCGAATTATAGCAATATAATTAACTAAAAAATAAAGCATTAAGGAAAAAATAAAAATATGTCAAGTTTTACATTACAACAATTAACTGAAGGTATCAGACAAAGACATGTCGGTACTCAAAATAAAAGAGTAGTTGAAAAGTGGGCCCGTACAGGTCTTCTTCGTGGTTTGGAAGAAGTTAACCGTGAAAACATGGCTACCCTTCTTGAAAACCAAGCAAGTCAACTTCTTCGTGAAGCAAACACTTTAGGTGGTGGCGGGGGTGGTGATATCAAAGGTTTTACTTCTATTGCATTTCCTATCGTACGTCGTGTATTCGGTGGCCTCGTAGCAAATGAATTAGTAAGCATTCAACCAATGAGTCTTCCATCTGGTCTCTTGTTTTATCTAGATTATACTTATGGTTCAAATGTAGGTGGTACAGGTGCAGCAGGTAATTCTACTTACACATCTGGTTCTTCTATCTATAATAATCCAGTAGGTAAAGGTATTCAATCTGGTTCTTTAGCAACCGGTGGTCAATATGACTTGGTCGGTTCTGGTTTCTCTAAACTTCACAGTGTTATCAAAAATTCAGATGGTGATACAGCTGTATTTGGTGCTCAATTTAATGCTGTTGCTGATGGTGGTACTAATACAGACACTGATCAAACAATTAAGGTTTTAGCAGGTGGTGGTCATAATGGTACTGCTTCTTTAGTTTCTACTAAACGTCTTTCTGCTACAGATACAAATGATTTAAAGTTGTTACAGTTTGATAGTCAAATTATTGACGATATTGAAAATGGTGGTTTTTATGCTGCTCTTATTGTCGATATGACTTCAAAACAAGGAACTACAAAATTATTTAAAGATGCTGATTTCACCATGGTTAAAGACATTGCGATTTTATTGTCAAGTCAAGCCGGTGCAACTGATGGTACATTGGATCCAATTCCAGGAAGTATTCAGAGTGGTTCAGCTAGAAACGTAAGAAGATTAAATCAAATTGGTACATATTCAGGTGGAAAATTTACACCAAATCCATTTGTTACTCCTGCAACTGCTAATTCAGCTGTATTATTTATTGTTAAAACAGTAAATGGTACCACAGACTTAGATGCTGCTGGTAGTTTAGGTGTAATTACAGCTGGTAATGGTGGTGGTTTAACAATTTCTTATGTTGTATCAGACGCATTATCAATTAATACTACTGAAAACATTCCGGAAACTGTTGTAACTCCTGGTTTCGAATCAAATCTTTCTGAACAAGTTGCATCAGGTTCAATGGGTGGTGTTGGTATTACTCCAGTTATTCCTGAAATTGACATTAAGATCGAATCAATTCCAGTGACCACATCAACTCGTAAGTTAAGAGCTCGTTGGTCTCCAGAATTGGCTCAAGATCTCAATGCTTACCATTCATTGGATGCCGAAGTTGAATTGACCCAAATTCTTTCTGAACAAATTGCACTTGAAATCGATCGTGAAATTCTCAATGATCTTCTTACTGGTGCTCAAGGTGCAAACTTCTTCTGGTCTCGTGCTCCTGGTAAGTTTGTAAACAAGAGAACCGGTGTTGAAGTTGCTCGTACTTCTACCTTAACACCTGGCCCTGCTTTCACAGGCACTGTACGTGAATGGTATGAAACACTCATTGAAACCATCATCGACGTTGCTAATGAAATCCATAGAAAGACACTTCGTGGTTCTGCAAACTTCATCGTGGTATCTCCAGATGTTGCAACCGTACTTGAAGCTTCTGTTCTCTATCGTCCAGCTTATTCCATCGATGGTGATGGCCAAGTTGCTTCTCCTTTCACCATGGGCGCAGAGAAGATTGGTACCTTGAGTAATCGTTTCACCGTTTACAAGGACCCATACTTCCCAAGAAACAAGATCCTTGTTGGTTACAAGGGTGGTTCTTACCTCGAAACCGGTTTCGTGTATGCTCCTTACGTTCCATTGATCGTAACTCCTACTATATTTGCACCAGAAGATTTCACACCAAGAAAAGGCGTTATGACACGCTATGGCAAGAAGATGGTACGTGCTGACTTCTATGGTACAGT